GATACCTTGAATCCTGTTAAAATTAAAGCAGGAGATACTATTGAACTGTCAAGTAACTCAATTAGACCATCTGCTGGAACACATTATTATTGGCAATTTGGTGGATGGGATCATGATAGAACAGGGTCTTGGTGGTCGAGATCTAGTGTTTACTCTCCAGTAACAACAGATGATGTAGAAATTATTAGTACTCAAGGTGATGCGGATGGCCTTAGAGTGAATGGAATTGATTTAAAAACAATAAAAATACGAGTTCCTAATCAAGGCGTGCGTGTTTCGGTGAGATTAACTTTGAAAAATGATGTAGGCCAAGAAGAGTCTATATTTTTACCAGCTTGTATAGAAGCCAATTAAAACGGAATAAATTATGTTTCCTTTTATAACATTACCACAATTTTTAAATACATCTATTGGTGTTGATGTTATTTTGCCACAGCGTGGATTAACAGAGGCCGGTGGAAAACTTATAGGGTTTGTAACAGCTCCAGTTACATTAAATATAACAGATACAGGAAAAGATTTATTTCTTGCATCTGATGCACAATTTAATTGGAATTTAATGAAAGTGGGAGAACCACGAGTTTCTGACCAATATATTGGGGTAGAACCAAAAACATATGCCACAGATGCTTCAACAGAGTTTAAGATAGATTTTATTGAACTTGTTGACAAAATACAAACAAGTCCAAAATATGAACAAGGTGGAACCCAGTCTGTAGAGTTAAGAGATTTGGCTGGAACATATACTGCTACATTACTTATTATAAATGCCGGGGTAGCAAAAGAATATACAATTACCTTTGATATTTTACGAGAAATGGTTGATGCGGATGGTGTGGATATTAATGAAACGGATGCTACTCCAGTAATACAACCATTTAGAGCTAGAATAGAAAGAATTAGCGGTAATAAAATACATTTAAATCAAACGTGGAATGGGTTTAAAGAAAAGATTGTTTATTTAAGTGAACTTAAAAATGAAAGACAAACATTTGGTCAATGGACTATACAATATAAACATCAGGAAAAAAGAGATTTAAATACTTATATTCATTTTGGTGGAGATGATGTATTTTTAGCTACAAATTATGTTAGTGATAATGAAACATTTCAAGAATCACCATACTCAGTAATATATAAATTATATGACCCACTTCCAGAAGAAATAGAAGAAAAGGATCAAGCATTTGTAGTTCGTGAAATGATACCAGAACTTACAGAAGTTGTGGAGTTGGTGCCATACGAACAAGAAGATGAGGGATCATTAGTTTTAAGAAAACCAAACGTAAAACCTTCAGATTCACCAATAACAAATAGACCGACTGAATATAGTAGTCATACAGATTTAGTTACTACAGATACTAAATTATCTAAAAAAATTGAAGATGAATTTATAAGTGGTAGTGGGGCTGCTGTTGAATTAAATATAGAGTATTCAAATTATGAAAATTTTGTTAATTTTTCTTCAGCTGAAAAAAGATTAAAAAACTTTAAATATAAAATACAACAGATTGAATCAAATACACAAGAAAGTGCATCGTTATTAGGAACAACCAGTGCTGAAAATGATTTATTAATTTTAGATAGAAGAATTCGTGAAAGTGTAAATAAATTTGATGGTTATGAAAAATATCTATATCATGAATCTTCTTCATATGCATCAAGTTCTTTTGGAGAATTTCCTGATGCATCCTGGCCCACATCAGGATCAACGGCCGGGACATACGACAGTCCATATAGACCAGTCAGCTCATCAAATACTCAGTTTACAGATTGGTATGGTTCAGTAGTTAAAAAAACTGGTCAATTATATAGTGCATCATTATACGACAGAAACAATCCTAATAGATTAGTAAATCTTTTGCCAGAGCATGTTAGAGATGATGCTAATAACTCAGAGTTTTTGGACTTTCTTGATATGATAGGACACCAATTTGATGAGTTATGGGTTTATACTAAAGCACTATCGGATATTACAGATAGACAATCAGATTTAAGTAAAGGATTTTCAAAAGAATTAATTTATAATATAGCAAAATCTCTTGGGTGGGATATACAAGATGGTAAAGATTTAATTGATTTACCAAGATCTGCTTTTGGACAAAAACTTAGTGGTACAACATATTCATTGTATACTTCTGGGTCTGCAGATAAACCAGCTGAAAGAGAAATTTCACGCGAAATTACTAAGAGACTTATACAAAGTATGCCATATTTGTTAAAAACAAAAGGTACTATTAATTCATTAAAAGGGATAATAAGTTGTTATGGATTACCATCGTCTATTTTGAGGGTACGAGAATATGGTGGTATGTCAAATGCAAAACAAAGATTACCATTTGAAATTACTCGTAAATGGACAAGAGCTCTTGGATTTAGCGGGTCTCAATATATTTCTGGAAGTTGGACTAATGATTCATTGTCTGGTAGAAAAGCGGATACGGTAGAATTTAGATTTAAATCAGCAACAGGCTCAAATCAATTATTGGTTAATAAAGATAAGAGGTGGGGCATTAGATTAAAAGATAATGGTTCAGTAGATAATTATGGTACAGTATCATTTATGTTGTCTGGCTCTGGTGGGTATAGAGAAATTAGTTCATCATTGTTACCCATATATGATGGAGAATTTTGGTCTGTAATGTTAAGAAAACAATTAACAGATAATCAGTTGTTACCAAGTAGAGGTGTTGGAGATTTTGGATATGAAACTGGTAGTTTTTTAAATAGTATAAGTCCACCATTTTTTGCTGGAGCAAATGCACAATATGGGGAACTTATAATAACAAGTGGTTCTGTTGGAAATAATTACGGTAGTGGTTCTATAAGAAGAGAAGGCGGTGGCCAATATGGATTAAAGTTAATAAATAATAGAAATAAAGAAAATTTAGATAGAAGAACGTATACACATTTGTATAAACGAGATGATTTACATCCTACATTTGAGGCAAGTGTTGCATCTGTTAGTGCAGGAGATACAGTATTATTTAGTGGTTATGCTAAGGCATCTTCAAGTAATGAATTGGGTGGAGCATTAGCTTCATTAAAAGTATATGAGTTAGATTCAAATGAAAATATTGTGAATTGGGATGAAGAATCTCCTGGATTGTCATTAGAAACAGATGAAGCCGATGGTGGAAGCAGAGCATCTGAACGAGTAGCTGTAGATACTACAGAATGGAAGTTGGTTCAAGTTAAAAAACAAATTAAATTTCCAAATACATCAAAACTTTCGATTCAATTAATTAATGATTCTCCAGGTGAAACTATTTTCTTTGATGATTTGTTTTTGAAAAAAGTACAACCGACAGGATCAGATGCACAAAATAAAAATTATAGTTATGAGTTATTTGTAAAACAATATGATGCTGGTATTGATAGAATACGATACAGTTCTAAATCGGATTTATTTATAACTGGATCAAATGCAGTATCACAATCACATAATGTATCTTGGACTGGCAGTGGAACATTTTATGTTGGTGGTGTTACAAGTGCAACTTCAAGTTTTGGTTCTTCTATGTTTAGTGGTTCGATGATGGAATTTAGATTGTGGAATTCTCCATTGAATGAAGAAGCCTTTGATAATCATGTAACAGCACCTAAATCATTTGTTGGCAATCACGTGTCAGCTTCATATACAGATTTGTTTTTAAGATATTCTTTTGATGATAATTCAACATTAACTGATGGTACTACAATACGTGATGTGAGCTCAGATCAAACAACTACAAATGCTGGTGTTGCTGCTGGATTTGCTGGTGGTAATTTATTTCATTCAGTAGTAGACAGAACAAAAACTTTTGTTCCAAATTATGGCCCCAATAGGAGAATGTCTGATAAGATTAGAATAGAAAACAACTTTTTATCTGGATCTGGAGTATCTTTGAATAGAGTTAGACGAAGTGATTATAGTTCAAATGATTTTTCACCTGTAGATTCACCTAAACTTGGAATTTACTTTTCACCCACAGATGTTATAAATGAAGATATAGTATTTTCATTTGCTAATTTAGATTTTAACCAGTATCTTGGAGATCCGAGAGATAGATTTGAATATGAATATAGAGGACTTGCAGGCGTAGCAGATAAATATTGGAAGAAATATAGAGGGGGGAATAATTTTTGGGCGTATATGCGTCTTATAAAATATTATGATCAATCTATATTTAAACAATTAAATCACTTAGTTCCTGCAAGAGCTAAAACTTATTATGGAACATTAATTGAACCTAATATATTTGAAAGGTCAAAAGATCCAGTACAAAGGGAAAGACCAACTTTTACAACACCATTTTACGAAAAAAGTATAAATCTTTCTCAAATAGAGAGTACAGTTTCAGGCAGTCCTGTTTTAACAATAGAAACAGAATTTCCATATTATACTTCAAGTATTAATTATGTAAATGAACATTTGGCATTACCTTCATTATATAAGTTTTCTGGAAGTGATAGTAGAGCAGTATCGGATGATGTTACAAATGATGATATTAATTTATATATTTCTGCTTCTGCAGAATATGGTGGGCCAGACAGTGTATTTCAAGATCCTTTTGCAATTCAAATAACTGGTTCAAGAAAATCACGATTTAATTTAAAATACAAATTTCATTATACAAGTTCATTAGATTGGGCTGATAGTAATATACATAGTATAGATTTGGATGAAAATAAATATACATCGAAATCATTAGAAGAAACTGATATAGATACAAAATATGAGCAATTTACAGGACTTCGTAGGTCTTTTTATGAAGGTGTTGAACATTCACGAGCTACTACACTTGATAACGATTTTCCAGTAATAGTTAGAATATCAGCTCCAACTGTAGCAGTACCAACAACTGTTGGAATATCAGATATAGATGTTACTGAAAATCCATTTGATTAACGAGCAATAAAATGTATAAAAATTTAGAACATAGATATTTATTTTTAGGAATGTTATACAGCACAAAATTAAATAATTTTCGGAGAATACAATTATGGGATTTTTAGATAATTCAACAATTACGGTAGATGCAATTTTAACAAAGAGAGGTAGAAGTATTTTATCTCAAGGCGGAAATTTTAAAATTACAAAGTTTGCGTTGAGTGATGAAGAGGTAGATTATACCTTATATGATGTAACACATCCAGATGGAACTGACTCATATGGATCTGTTATTGAAAATATTTCTTTGTTAGAAGCATTTCCAAATAGGGGAGCTTTCAGAAGCTTTTTAACGGATGAAAGTTTGGCTGGTGCTACACTAGTAGTGGATACAGAAAATTATACAGCTGTTCAAAAGGGATCTACTGTTTCAATAACACCTCAAACAACTCAGGGGCCAGCAGAGAACTATTCATTTACAATAGGTAATATGAATATACTTGAATTCGAGGCAGCACCAACATTAAGAACTCGAACAGCAGCCTCTGCAAATCTTATAGCTAAATCAATTAATCAAGACGGTACAACAACTGTTACAATTGTTGGACAAAACTCTGGATTAGTAAAAGTTGTAACTGTTACTGTTAAAATTGATCCAGCATCAACAGTTAGTCCTCTCGGTGCATTCACTATGGGCCCGCCTATGGATATGCCATAAATTAGGAGATATTAAATATGCCAATTTTTAAAGAACTTATACCAGGAGACGATATGCAAGAATCTCCAGCAATTATAACATCAGGAGTATGGCAAGATGGCGCGTCAAATATAACTGCTTTTTATACTTCTTCAACCCAAAGTGGAAGTACAGGAGATTATCATCTTAATGTATACAGATATAGTCCAGCAAATAACGCATCTGCTTCAATTCAACTTGGAATATCTTATGGACACAGAGAAGGTAGTGGTTCATTAGGTACGGTGGGTGCTACTGGAGAAAGACCATCAGCAGCAGTATTTGGTCAATTTAATAGTTTAATAAATCCACCTAATACGACAACTTTTACCTTTAGTAGTAAAACTGATGCGGTTCAAATTTACGCTTTAACATTTAATAGGGCAAGAATTAGAGAAAAATTAGATCCAGGCACTTGGGAATTACATTTGAAAAAGGCAAACAATGTAGTTAAACTTATTGATGATTCATCTACTAATAAGGGCGGAAATACTAATCAAAGAAATTTTAGTCCAGAATATAATATAGTTAGTGGAACAGTTGCTGGTGGAACTACTATTAATGAGGCAGCAACAGCACAAGGTTCTGCTCTTGGATCATATGGATCATTTTACCCATCATTGGGAGTTCTGATATTGAATCCGTATAGACTTTGGCAGGGACAAGCACCTGTAACTACTACTTCGGCTTCAAATACAAATAATTGGAACAATCAACAGTTATTTCTTGCTATTGAATTGGGTTCGTATTTTACGGCACGTAGACAAGAAGAAATAACTTCAAGACATTATTTCTGTAGGGCACATTCATCGGAATTCAACGCAACTACAAATGAAACATATTATACACAATCAGTAGCTGGAGTTAAACAAATTATTTCACAATTTCAAAGTGATCCAAAAGTTTATATAACTTGTGTTGGTTTGTATAATAGTGATAATGAATTGTTAGCAATTGCTAAATTGAGTAAACCCATTCTTAAATCAAAATCAAGGGAAGCCTTAATTAAAGTAAAGCTTGATTTTTAAAACCGGAGCTTGACAAATGTTGTTCCGAGACCTTGAACCAGAAGATGTTTTAGTTTCCTCATTTCAAGTCAATAAAACATTCACATTTACCGATGCCAATAGTGGTAGTGGGGTTTATGGTGTACATGCAGTAAAGAGTACACCATCAACACTTTATAATTATAATCTAACTACCGCTAATTCTTCTAGTTTTGGAACTGGTAGTGCAGACGCCCCGAAAACAAGAACTTTTTATAAAATTCCACTTTGGCATACTATAAATAAATTATATTATAGAGATATAACAGACATGAAGGGAACTCTTGATTTTATACAAGGAGTTCGAACTGGATCTTCAGCATATTTTCATACTACAGAATCTAATCCATTAGATGTTGATTTTGGAATGCCTGTTAGGAAACTTTTTACAAGACAGTTACATAATACTGCAAACGTAATATCAATACCTCAAAAATTCTACGGTGAATCTATTCAAAAAAAATCAGTAAGAATAACAGATAATAGCACAGCAGCAACACTTGTTTTGGAAGATGATGGTTTTGGTAATTTATATGATGTAGCCCATTCTAGTAGTTATTCAACAAAAACTCCATCACCATCAACTAATAGTGGTAGTGTGGTTGGCAATATTTTTTATGATGAAGGGCTTATTGTAATAACGGATACGGGGTCATATTCAAGAGTTGGGGCAGATTCTGGTAGTAATGGGTTTACGGTAAAATTTAATGCTACTGAAACAATTTATGAGAGAGAATATACGTGTAGACTGGGTGAAAATGAATTTTTAGGAACGACAAATAATAGTTTGAAAGTAGGTTATAGTAGTAGTTATGCAACACCTGGAAGTGCGTGGACAGCATCTCTTTGGAGTGGTACAATCCATGATACATTTCAATATGATAGATTTGGATATTCTTCAGGATCTTTTGTTTCAAGTCATGGAGTTAACCCAATTAAAATAGGAACTGAACTTATAGGCGTTGCAACCCATTCTGATTTTGCAACATATGTTACATCAGTTGGTTTATATAATGATGAAAATGAGTTATTGGCTGTAGGTAAATTAGCAAATCCAATTAAAAATGATAGAGAATTAGCTTTAGCTTTTGTTGTAAGGTTTGATACTAATTAATGTAGATATATAATATTTATATATGGGTAAAACTATTTAATTATATACAAAGTGAGGCAATATTATGAAGAAGTTAATTTCAAGTATTTTAATTTTATCTTTTACTTTACCTTTAATGGCACAAGAGAAAGAAGAAGTAAAAGAAGAATCAACAGGTGCAATAGTAGTTAGACATTTACAAGATGCTGAATGGAGAAAATTTGATGCCGCTCACAAAAGAGCCCATTCAAAACGTGGAGAACAGCATCCAGTTGATAAACGTAAAAAAATGGCTGAAAGACAAAAGATTCGTCAACTGGTTAGATTGGTGATTGTTGGTAGTGTAGCTTACTATGTCGGATATCATGAGGGTGAGAAACATTTTAAACCAGGTGGGTGGATGAAACGACCAGGTAGGGGAGATAAATAGAAAATGAAAAGATTACTACTAACGTTAAGCTTAGTTATCTTGAATGGATGCTATACACAATTAGCTATGTTTCATACACCCAAACCTGAAACAGAGGAAAAGGAATGGGATTATGAGAGTTATACATCATATTCTTTAGGTACATATTATAGTGACCAACTGTTTTATTCTTATTACGGATATGGTTCACCATTTGGATATCAGAATAGATACTCTAATATGTATGGTTGGAATTATTATACCAGCCCGTATTATAGAAGTTATAACCCATATTATTATACAAATGAAAAGTCTATAAAAAATACAAATACTGTAAGTAATAAAAGAACTTGGACAAGAGAAAATACAAGTACCAATTCTAATT